ATTTGTGCACCAGCATTGAATTTGATTGCTACACGGAACTCTTGATTATCTTTAGAGTACCAAACATCAAATGTGTCTGCATCAGCTTCACCATCAAAACCGTAGAATAAGTTTTCTGGGTCAGCAGCTAACATCTAACCTTTACCGTTCAAACCAGCTACACCGTGAAGACGTGTATTAGTTCCAGGAAGGATGATAGTTTTTGCATCATCTACTTTTGGATCATAATGATATAAGTTCTTAGCAGTGATTTCAAGAACGATTGAACGGAATGTATCTTCACCTACGAAGATTTCAGCTTTACCTAATACTTCAGCCGGAATTGCTTTGTAAACATTTAATGCTGTTTCATAATCAGAAGCACCTTTAGAAGCATCAATTACATCTGCTTCAGCGTTTGCGATAGTCAAAAGACCGTCAAAACCATTAGAAGCATCAGTTGCGTTCCAAATTAAATCTTCTAATTGACGATTTACACCTTTAACGATGTTGTCAGTAATTTTTTCCTCGAATGGAAGTACTTCAGCACCAGCTGCTGTACGAAGTTCGTCTTGCATCCATTTCTTACGTAAATCTTCCTCGCAAAGAGACATATTTACTTTATAAGGTGCAACTGTCATAACACGTTGTGTAAAAGAAACGTTGCCAGATGCATCCCAACCACAAGTACGAGCTTGAAGTACTGGGTCAGTAGCTAAAATATTCAAAGCTTCTTTATATTTTACACCAGGCATATCGTTGATGTATCTTTTGGTCTCGAAGCCAAGAATTGCTTTTGATAAAAGTTCACCTTTATGTTGTTCAACATAATCAGGTAATGAGTTTACTACAAATGCCATTGTTTTATATTTGTTAATTTTTATATTATCAGAATCTTGGCTTATAGACCCAAGACTTTGTTTCAGTTTTTTGTGATTTTAATTGTTCTTCAGCAGGTTCTGCATCAGATTTTTCTAATTCTGCTTTAAGTCTGCCGATTTCTTCATCTTTTTCTGCTATAATATTGTTAAGTTCTTCAATTTGTGCTTGAAGCTTAGCAATTTCAGCATCTTTTTCATCTTCAGCCGGAGCTTCTTCGGTTGGTTGTTCAGGTTCTTGTTCCTCTTGTTCTTCTTCAACTGGTTGTTCAGGTTGTTCCTCTGCTGGAGTTTCCTCTGCTTCTTTTTCACGTACTTCAGCAATTTTGCCATCAGCAATTACTAAAATACTTTCAGAAGCAACGTATTCACCATCTTCTGGAACAACGAGTTCACCATTTTCGTCTTCAACAAAAACCTCTTTACCAACTGATGCTTCGCCTTCAATAATAAGCTTAGCTTTATCGGTTTCAACTTCAGCTAAGTTCATAACCATACGAGCGAGTTTTAAAAGTTTGCTATTCATCATATATGATTTTAATTTTTGTTCAAATGAAAAATATATGGATTATCATTTTTCCAATATTTCATCTATCAATTTATTTATTTCATCTTCCGGGGTATCGGTTTTTTCTGATTCAAATTTTTCAACTAAATGTCCGGCAACTTCAACAGAAAAACCATTCAAATCATTTCCATTTTTAATTTGTTCCCATAAATCTTTATCTTCGATTTTGAATGAAACCACCCAAGAACCATCTGTTAAATTACCATATTCTTTAGGTGCAATTCCACGTTCTTTATCGATAAAATATGATTCAACTAAGATTGCATTTTCGGTAAACAAACTATGGTCGTGTTGAAGATTTACAATATTAAATAAACCATTTTTACTGTATCTTTCAACCAACTTTGCAATAGTTTCTTTATTGAAGATAACATAAAATTCTTCACCTTTAGCATTACGTCTGTAAATAGGCATTTCTGCTATTAGTGCAGGCCCGGAAATGATTTGTTTTTCATCATCTTTAGCAAAACAAATATGTTCGTCACTAAATAACAAAAAGTCTTGCTCTATTGCAGGTTTATCAACTAAAGAAATAGCTTGTAAACCAAGTTCATTATCATTTATGTCTATGTAATAATATTTCATAACTCAAATTGAATATATTTTGTATCATTTTCAAATGAAGTCTTGTGTACTTCATTACTAATTCCTTTTTGCGCTAAATATTTACCCAAACACTAAGATGAATCATCATATAAAACTATCGTATATTCATTATCAGGCATCCCAGACACATCCAAACTAAACTAGTAATATAATTCATTACTTGAAATATTTGATGCATCTAGAGTGATTTTATCATTAGTAACATTATTCACTATTTCTATTGAATAAAGTGATGAGTCAATTCCTAATAAGTTTGGTATATATATGTTGTCGTTTAAGTATATCATAATTGTTCAAATGAAAAATATTTGTTTTGTTAAAAACGTGCTTCACTCTCCGCAACGTGGACTTTCTTCTGGGTAGAAGAAATATCTCCCTCGGTAACCACCACTCTAGTATCTTTGATTGCACCTTCTATTGAAGAACCTTGAACATCCTGTGTATATTGAACTGGAGCCTGAATTGAAGCAATTGCACTAGTGTTTGGTGTAGCAGAAGAACCTGAAGTAGAACCACCATTAAATTGTGTTGATTTAATTTTATTGATTTGCATTATACCAGTTGCTAACATAAATGCTGATAAAATAGAACCCATAATTGGTCCAGCAATTGGTCCTAACTGCATTGAAGATGCCCAAGCAGAAGCAATACCTGCAAGCATTGACATTGTAGCACCAGCAATTTGGTATTTCTTTGATGATTCAAAACCTTCTTTATTTGAAGTATCTTGTTCAGCTGCAAGCCCGTTAAATAATTGTGCAACAGCAGATAATGCAGTAGCTGCAATTTGTGCATATGCTGAATATGCTTTTTCTGCTTCACCCGGAATGTCAGAATTTATTTTTTTCATATTCTCTGACAATGTGTCCCAATTAGCCGTTAATGTTGCAATATTTTTCAATATATTACCCCAAGCAGGGTTGTCACTAAAATCATTAAGAGCTAAAGCAGATGCATTTATTGCTTCACTAATTTGTTTTGCTGTGAGTGCTTCAGGTGGAAGATTTTCTTCCGTAGAAGCAGATTTAGTTTCTTCAGGTTTTTTATATAAACTATCTTGAAGCTTGATTAACTCATCTTTTAATGATGCAATTTCTTGTTCAGTTAACGTAGTTTCAGTGTCTAAAATATTTTGTAAAGCTTCAATACGTTTCTTAGTAAATTCATCTTCTAATTCTTGCTTTTTAGCAACATATTCTTCATAACTCAAACCCATTGCTTGAAGTTTCAACATTTCATCACGTTCTTGTGTGTCAATATCACGTAAACGTTTCTTATATGCTGCTTCCTCTGCTTCTGCTTTTGCTTTACCTCTTACAGTACCTATTTCTTTAGCTTCCTCCTCATTTTTAGCCAATCGCTTTGCACGGTTTTTATTAAAACCTTCCTAATATGCATTAGCTGAAACTTCACCAATCTTTTTGAAGTCGTTACCAACATCTTTCCAGTCTGAAACGAAGCCATTTTTCATTGCAGATCCGGCAGCTTTTAATTTATCCACAAAACCACCTTCTGTTGAAGTGTAGGCCTGAATTGCAGCCCAGACAGATTTAAATGGAGTAGTAATATATGTTACTATTGCACTTCCAACGGCTTTTATAGTTTGAACTAATCCAGCCCAAGCAGCATTTAAACCACCAACTACAGCATCAGCAACCGTTCCAAGAAAATCAGTTTGGCCTGTAACTTTATCAAGCCATTTAGATATATCTTCAAAGTTTGCTATTATATAACCTAATGCAACTGCTAAAGCACCTAAACCTGTTGATATAAGTGCCTTACCAAACTTTGATGTAGCACCAGTAGCAGTTGAAATTGCGGTTGATAGTCTTTTAAACCCTTTAATACCAGCATCTAATGATGGTAATGCTTGTGTAATAGCCATTAAATTTTGCATTTTCTCTAATGACTTTAATACTGCTTCATTTTCAACACCAAATAAGTTCATTGTTGCTTTTGCTGCTTGAAAACCTGCAACTATACCACCAGTTGCTTTAACAACATTACTTGCTATTTGTCCAAAGTCCATTGCAGAAGCATTGACTTCTTCCATTTGCTCTTTAAGGGTATGCTGAATTTCAGCCGCTTTTTGCAATGCTTGGTTATATTCAGTTGTGCCTTCTTCTGTTGATAATAATTGGTCTTTTAATACCTTTAATTGTTGTCTCAGGTCTTTTACAGAAGTTGTTGCTTGCTAAGTATCTATTTCAACGACTTTTTTCTTTACTGCCATAATTCTATATTATAGTTTTTGTTCAAATGAAAAATAAATTATGATATAACATAATTATTGTTAGTATAACCGTTAATATCTTGAATTGTAACTAAATCTACCTTTGTTGGTTGATTATTTGTTATATCATAATCATAAATCTTATTGACTACACATAGTTGGTTTCCAACCTTCACTAATTGATTCCATTGAAATTGATTATATTCACTAGGTTTTAACAATACATAACAGGTAATAATTTTATTTTGTATGTTATATCTCTCATTCAGGTAATTCTCCCAGAAATTACTATAAATACTATTCTTACCTACATAATTGTTTAAGTAAGTATAATTTTCTTTTGGTATGTTAAATACACACAGATTATCGCCATTCACAATATCAAGTGCAGGATAGGTTGAAACATCAACATTTTCACTTGCATTTTGTGTGTAGAAGTAAGTATTGTTTGCCTGTTGAAAATCAGTATCATCGCTTATATTAACTGGACGTAATCTTAATGCGTCTTCTGTGTTAAAATTTGATAACCCATTACGGAAAAAGTACGAACCAAACACACTAACCTGTTTCTTATCTTTATCTTTGTTATATACATAGATTTCAGAAGGTAAACTATAAACTATAGTGTGATAGTCATATAAATTTGTCCACGAAAGTACGTTATCAGAATTAGTAATTGATTGGGTTATATCTTTAAAAAGTTCAGAAGTCTCACTATTAAAGTTATATTCAGTTATTAATCTATATTCACCATAGTTTACACCATATTTTTCTTTATACTTTTTACCTAAATCAGTATCGCTATCTTTGTAATTGAATAGTACGTATTTGTTTTCAAATGTAATAGGTTTAATCGTATAATCTTTAGATTTATCTATTTTACCACTCCAATCTTTTACGGTATAATCATCAAAGTATTTATTATATTGTTTAAAGATAACTTTCTTATTGTATTCATCTACACTAATACCAATTCTGAACATCTTGCAATATTTGATTATCTCATTAAATAGGTTGTAATCTTTATTCCATAAGTCATTAAGGGTAAAATATGCATTACTTCTACGTGGGTTAAGAACTACTTCAACATTTAAAGCATATGTACTTTGAACATTAAATGTTTGTGAATACGAAGTTTGTGTAGGTACGTAATCCCTATTGTTTGAATCTTTAAAAGGGTAGTTAGTATTTAACCATTGTCCTGTATAGTTTAATGTTGCATACTCACTGAAATCTTTATATTCCAAATCCTGAACAATATCAGCATATACATCATAATAATCATATGAACCATTTAAATGCTTTGCTTCTCTATCGTCACCATCCATTCTAAATACTCTAAAATATCCATCTGTCGTTCCTGAATAATCTCTATCACAAATTAGGTATTTTCTTGTTTTTATTACCGTTCCATTGGGGTTTAATGCATTAACCGTAAATTCAAATGCATTATTTGGATTCAGGTGCAAGTTATATCTTACACTCGATTGGTAGTATGCTGGTATTTGCATTCTAAACGAAATCTGATTATTTAATAATACTTGAAATATATCAGATAATCTAAATTTAGTGGATATAGTTGTACCTTCTTCTGGTATAAGAATTGAATAAGATTCAACTGCATAGTCATAACGCATTTCAAATGTATCTGTTTTTACAGTTGCAGTAGGTGTACGTCCCCACGATAAGCCTAATGAAGAAACTGTATAATTATTTTTCTTTCTTTCTTCTTCTTTAGTCCTTTGTCCAAAACCATATAACATAAAAACCGTATCATACCAGTAAGGATTAGAAGGTGTAAACCAATTACTATCTAATTCAAAATTATATCCAGTTACTTCTTCTGCTTTTGCTTGAAATATTTGAAATAATTTATTCCAATAGATATAAGGAAGTTGAAGATAACTACGATATTCTCCAATTTCTCGCGGTAACATACCATTTGGTATTGCTGTATCAGGTTCAACACCTGTTGCTTGTGTAAATTCATCACCTAGTACATCAGAGAATTGTTTTGAAGTGTTTACAGTATCTTGAAAAGTCTTATAATCAAACCCTTCTGAAATTGCATTATTAGGCGCAAAACCAATAATATCTGTTATTGTGTAACCACTATTGGTTTTCTTCAATAGTTCGCTATGTGTCTGCCCAGCAGAAGTCCAAGAATTATAAATCAGTTCTTTGTTTATATATTCTTCAACATAATCTTCACCGTGTATCAAGTAATCGGTATCATCAGTAGTGGTATCAAAGGTTATCTTTTTCATTTCCTGAAACACTTTACCTAATTCGCCGAATAATGTAATTTCATAAGTGCCTTTACCATTGTTCTGTTTAACCTCATTCATTTTAGCATAACCAACCATAAGGACATCATCACCCCATTGTAATCTCATATCCAGTTTCTTGTATGGGTTGAAATAGATACCAGTCAACGCCTGATTAGCATTGCCTTCAACCGTCAACTTATCCGGATTATAGATATGTCCAAATATTTCATTGTTTCGCGCAGTAAAAGGAATAGATATTGTTTTACTCCAGTCATTTATAATGGTAGTGGGATTAGACAAATCTTCAAATTGCTTTGTAATAGCAAATTGTACAGTTTCATCCAACTCTATTTCTCTATTTTCTATGAATAATCTTGTCATATTAGTAAATGATATTTTGTGTTTCTGTTGCTTCTAATGTTAAGTCAATGCTTAATAATTTTTTGTCATTATGATACTTTTTTTCGATATATGGTGAATCCGTCATTATAACATCATATTCTGTTTGTGTTTTTGTATCATACAATCTTAAAATTGGACTTACATAAATACTTTCATAAAATGGGAATAAATCTTCAGCCAACCAACCAGAATTGATTTTCCATTTTGGCTGCACTTGCACGTTGTATTTATGTCTTTCACCTGTGTAACTTACATACTCGCTGTTTTCAATATCTTCAGAAAATTCCGTTTTGCCCGTAAATGGCTGTGATTGATAAGAACCATATCTATCTTGCCATAATAAATAATAACGTTCTTTACACGCTTCAATAACACCAATTCTTCTATATTGATACGTTCCACCACTGTTGATATAACGCATATATACCCATATATCAGTGCTTAATGGTAAGTCTCCTTGTTGGGAATCTAAAAAATATGCATAACTGCTAAAGAATGTATGCGTATGACTATTCATATTTAAACTTAGATTATAATTACCCAACCAATTGGCATTATTGGTATAATCATTACCAGCAAACACAGAAAAAATAGTTGCAGCTTGTAGCGCCCGACCAGCCTCGATTGTTAACCCAAAAGTCATAGTTGTGTAATAATCCAAATCTTGTACATTGTTTACTATAGGGTATCTAGGTGTTAAGTACAAGTTATTATCTGTTCTATATCTATTATTCCCTTGCAGTAATAAACTAATATCATAATCAGTGCTTGATGAAAAATCAAAAAATGTAGAAGAAGGAAGCATTGAAAGTGTAGATTTTTGTACATTCGGATAAGGATAAACATTTGCTACACTTATCTCTGAACCTGTCACTGTCTGTCCACCACTAATTGATACTATTATTCTATATATGTCTATAATGTTAGTATCAGTATTAAACACACTAGTATAAACTAAATGTGGATTTAATTTCCTACTTCTGCATATATCAGTAATATCGAATGTATAGTTACGTACACCACGGTTGTAATAGTTACCGACAAAAACAGTACTCCATCCTTCTGGCGCATTTAAATTAGATACTTGAACTTCATATTTATACATTCCTTTTGGTTGAATAGAACCTAAGTCTATTTGCTGTGTTATTCGTTCATTTAAGTATTTCATAGGTTTTCTATATCTTTTTCTATTTCTTTTTCTATTTTATCTGCAATTGCTTCAACTAAGTTATCGACCAATCCATCATAAGTTTCATCTATAGTTTGTTGGAGCAAATGTTTACCTTCAGTTCCTTTAGTTGCAATCTTTCTTGATATTAAATAAACTAATTGGTTTGTTGTTGGAACTTTACCATTTCTTCCAGGACTTGGCACTAATCGCTTAAATTGGATCCATTTTAATATTGCATCTGGCGGTGGAAACTTTCCGGGTCTTCTACCATTTTCAGCATATATATAATAGTCTGGAACCAACACAAATAATTCAAATATGTTGCCTTTATATTCAACAATTTCTTTAAAATTATAAAGTTCACCATTTTTATCATAGCCAGCCTATTCCATTTTATTTCTATATACATCACAAATTTGGGTGCATATATCGCGTATTTCTTTTATTTGTGTTAAATCTGTCATACTTGTTCTATTAATTTCCAATCTTTATGATAATGGTGAGCATTAGATTTATCCATAATTTTAATTTCACCAGATGGTGTTAACCATTTATATCTAGGCTACCCATTTTTGTTCCAAGGTGTTTTTCCTTTACGTTGTTCAGACCATAATTGGTGTGTTTCAAGTGTTGGATGGTGACCTTTATTTCCTTTTCCATTAGTATTATTCATTAATGCCTTACTAATTTTTTGTTTATGAACCTCATCCATCGGTCCAAATGTATGGTGTTTACCTGCATTTTGATTACCGTGTTCTTTACAATAACGTTTTTGAGCTTCACTTAGTTTTTGTTTATGATCTTCGGTTTTTGGTTTTCTTAATTTTTGTTTAGTTTCTTCTGTATGTGTTCTTCCTAAAGCGCCATCTCCACCATCCGTTAAATTATAACCAGCTTCTCTGGCTTTATACTTTTTAATATAAAACTTTT